CAACAGGCTTGCCTTGCTTCTTATGCTCACACACTGAGCCTGTTAGTTGCAGGTTAGACTCAAAGAGTCTATGTCTGCGTACCTTCAGATCAAATGATGATCCACAAAATTGCACTGGGTTCATCAACGGCGCACCTGGAACGTTCTCAATCACATAAGGTTTGCCACTAGCAATCAACGCCTCTCGTGTCTGAGGTATCAGATCTACCTTGTCCGTGCTCTTGCCCTGAGCATTACGTAGATGCTGAGTGCGTGAGTGTGTCTGACAAGGTGGGCTAGCTGCAATCACATCAAAGGTACGCAAGTAATCTAGGTCTTGCAGTATCTCTAAGCAATCTGCTTGTATAAAGGTAAAGGGATAACGCTTCTGCTTCTTGATGTCAATGCCAGTAACCTCAAAGCCAGCATCAGCGTAGCCCTTGCTCGCCCCCCCTGCCTTACAATAAAGGTCAAGGAGTTTCATCAGTACCATCCTCTCCGGTCTGAGTGTTGGAGAGCACGGCAGAAACTTCCTGAGTAACGGTGTTCAATGTATCGCACAGCGTGGAGGATTTGGATACTAGGGTCGCTACTTTTCTCTCTAAGCAACTGAGCAATTCCGTAAGCGCTTGATCGTTTGTTGTCTGCGAGGTGGTCAAGCCTGCTCTCACGGGTCCATAGGGTGATGGCACACTTTCCCTGTTGGTCGTTGTATCCGAGGGCGTTGAGGTAACTAATGATAAGTGCCTTGTTCTCACGCTTCTCCTCCATTGTAGCCTTCGTCCGAGCTGTCATAATCGGTACGTCCGGCGACATCTGGGACGGCGTTCGCTCGTGTATGGATAGCAATAGTAAGCCTACTATCAGCGTTAATAATCCAGCTCTTGCCCTCTTGCTCATCAAAACTCCTTTGTTCATCAAGCAACTGCTTGTATGTGTCTGGGTATAGGTGTGCTAGACGCACGAGTGCCTTGTCTCTTGCCCTTCTATAGTTACGGTAGTGGATAGATTGCTTGCCACTTACTTCTTTACTCTCCATTGATCTTGTCCTCCCACACTATAAGTACATAGGCTACCAGCATTACTACGATTATCCCTAGTACCAATCTCATAACCCTACCTCCCTCGCCTGTTGGATAAGGTCGGTTACATCTATCGTCTGCCCTACTAGATGAGCGTCCTCCTCATCACTATCCCACGCACTTATCAACAGGCGTGAGCCTACAGGGGCTAGGAATAGCCATTGGATAGCCTCTATGCAGCTAGCCCCGCCCCAGGTGTTCTCTCCCCCTGGCTCTACCACTTCATAGAATAGGATCAGATCTGATTTAGGTGGGTGAATGGTGTAGATGTTATTCATTTATAGCCTCCGTAACAATAGGGCAAGGATAAGGTACATAAGTGCTAAACGAACTACACTCTGTACATAATCCATAGCTAGGCGTGTGTCGTTCTAGTATCAAAGATCTACTATCGGGGTAATGCGCCTTAGTAATAAACTCTCTACTCACTCTCGTCCCCTTCCTCTAGTCCAAACAGGCGCGATAGCGCACTATTGGCACGCTCTAGGTTCTTGATAGCTCGTGCTATCTCCTCCTGTTGTAAGTCTATCTCAGCCTGATTAAGACACAGATCCACCTTAGCCTTTAGGTATTCCTCATTCATCGCATTACCTTTCCAAACGCTAGTAGTTCTCCCTCTTTACTGTACTCAGCATCACAATTACCACAATAAACCGCACCACACTTGCACTCGTGGTCATCAGTATCCATTGAGTAAATCTGCTCGCTCTCGCATTGACTACACTTATTCATTACCCTCTCCCTCGCTAGTGGGTAGTACTCTACCTTTGAATTGTGTCTCAACTATCTTAATACTCTCTTCCCCTATGAATAAATTATCCCAATTCCATAGGCGCGGGTCACCGTCATAGGTATCTATCTCAATAGTTACTAACCACTTATCTTTCATTACCATTGAGCCCTCTCTAATCGGTACATCATCTCTCTACCACTCTTGCTTACTATGTCTGCAAGATCCATAGTAATATCATCCCAATCGGTAAAGTCTGCAAGATAATCTTCTAGTAGAGACTTTAGCTCTTGTCCATAGGCGTATGCTTCATCTACGCTCTCATATTTATTCCACGAATTATCGCTACCGCTAGCCGTGGCCCTCTCTTCCAATTTATTTAGTACCTCTTTACGGTCCGATAGTTTACCCTCTAGTGCTGTAACTACCTCGCTGCACTTATCCTTATCGAATTGTGCAATATATTCTTGAGCCATACTTGCATAGGTGTTAACGCTTAGTAGATCAATCATTACTCTACCTCGCATTCACAATAGTGACCGTCCGTGTAGCAGACATAGAGCCCGCTAAAGTGTGTACGGTAACCGTAACTACGGTATCCCTCGCTATCTTGCACGTAGTATCTACCGTGCATATCTTGCTTAGCTCCGGCTATCTCGCGCTCTCTCTCTAAAGTACTCATAATCTAACCCTTTCGCTATCTATCTCACTAACCCTTAGTAAGATACTACCTTACTCTACCGTATTAGGATAGAATAAGATAGTACACCACTAAATTAGATTACACGCATAGGCATAAGCAAGGCCCGCCACTCTACTTTAGTAACCGGTAAGTGAATAATCATAGGCTTACCCTTACCGGTAAACTCTACGCGTACCGCGTTACCCTTACCGGCTATCTTCGCATAATCAGCGAATAGGGCCGGGTTAAATGCGATCTCACCTAGTGGCTCTCTCTCGCTCTTGTTAAGTAGGTCATTAAAGGTAGCCGGGTAGTTCGCGTCTAACAATTGAACCGTGATAGAGCTACCGGTTACGCTCACGTTTAATAGGTCACCGATACGGTTAAGGGTTACGCGTGATACCTTGTTGCTCTTGCATAACTCTATGACTCGCTTAACATCACTTAGTGAGATTAGGCTCTTGCTTAACTGCCCGTGCTCTACCTCTATCTTACCCTCTATCAATCGGTATCTATCGGTAGCCCGTGCCACTAAATAGCCCGCTCCCTCTCCCTCTAACTGCACACTATTGAGTGAGTGTAGGCTCTTATCCTTACTAGAGTGAGTACTCGCTCCCTCTAATAGTTCCACTAGTGCCGCATTCTGTACCTCTACGGTATCGGTTAGGATCTTGCTCTCTTGTACTGTAGTCATATTGAACCCTTATTCTCTTAGTTATCCGGCTAGGTACCGGCCCGCTCTCTCTCACCGTCTATCAGCAAGAGAGAGCGAGTCACCTACCTAGTGAACTCTTTACTAAAGCACTCTAACATCGTACCGATACAGTAACCCTCTCCCGGCACGTACCACACTCTCGCGCTCACCCATATAATAAGAGCGGTTAGAGCAAAAGCTGCAGGGATATAGATAAGCACTAAGCGGCCGCGCTTAGTTAGCCCTCTCACTCTAAGCCCTCCACGATAGAGCGTGCATAGTCATAGGCCGGTTCGCTCTCTAGTACCGGAGTAGTGGCGGTATCGAACCAATCGCTGAACCGATAGGTCACGCTCACAATATCGCTACCTATATGCTTAATCTCTAGGTAACTACTAGGCCCGCCATAGGATAGGCAGACTACGGTTAGCGTGTACTTATCAATAGATAGGGCCGGGTCATCGAAATACTCACTACTCTCCGGGTTAGAGTAGAGCGCGGTTAGGTCATCGTTAAGAGACTTTAGAGAGTCCTTAATTCTATCCTGGCACGTAGGATGAACCTTTACTGTAGTCATTACTTAACTCCCTTTATTAGGTTAGTAGTCTGCTCCCATAGTTTACTTACGATTAGTTCAATATCACCCAAGTCATCGAAAGAGTCTGCATAGGTGTTAGTACCTTGTAAATCAAAGTCATTCCAAGAGTAGCCCGTGTCTGTATCAAGTGACTCACCAAAGGCTATCTCCGTGCCATTACTTAATACGATAGATACGTAGCCGGGATACTGCCATTCTACTTTAGATCCCTCCGGAGCAGTCTCTTTAATCTTGCTCATAATCTCTTGGATGCCCCAAGTATTAGCACTCTCAACATCATCGAATTCGCCTAGTTTAATAGTCATTACTTATTACCTCCGATTAGATTAGTGGTGTAGTCAACATCATCACCGTCTACAGTTACAGGCTCTTCAATCTGGGCTATAACCTGCATTCTTAGCGTGTCTAATTCAATCTCACTTAGTGCTCTATCTGTAGTAAATACAAGATTTATAGAATAGATATTCATTACTTATCCTTATCCATTAAAGCGGTTTAGGTAGGTGGCTTTAATAAGTAAAGAGTAAGGGACTATTCCCTATAGTGCAAGGCCATAACTGCTGCAGCTTTATAACGGTTAGGTAACGATTAGCCGGGTAACAAGGTAGACAGTTAGCGCGGTTATGTCTAGGATCTTAATACAGTAAGAGATTAGATAGCCGGCGATTATGTCCGGCGGTTAGCGGTTAGGGCTAGGCCTTGAGAGTTAAAGCGGTTACTTAATTAGGTAAGGGTTAGGTCAATAGGTAGCCGGAACTAGAGTCTGCCCTCCACGCTTTACCAAACACCATAGACATAAGCCCGCAGACTGTCCAACCCTTGACCTCTACCGCACGGTTAGACAGGAGACGGACACCCCCCATTGCTGAATTGTGTGCGTGGGTGGCCGTTACTCCCCAACAAAAAATATTTGCTAAAGTGAAAGCTGTAATATGGCTCTGACCTGCGGTTATATATACTGTGATGAAGGTCACATTCTAAAAGTCGGAAAACCAGTTCGTTTCCTGCCTTATATATAGTAAGGGGCTTTAATAGGAAAGGCCCTGAGTAGAGACGGTATGGCCTCTAGCGAGGCCCCTAGGCCGAGTCCTAACTTACCCCTCACTTCGCTGTAGCTCGCTCGGGCGTCAAGCCCGACCTGCCCAGTACTTTTAGTGGGGATAGCTCTATCTCTAGTAGGAAGATCATACTCAACCTAGTAAAGGAATCTCTGATTCCGGCCAAGGCCACCGCGCCTTGTATAAGAAATGAGCATTCCGGCCGATGATACGCAACTATACCGAAGAAGAGTTATACCTCCAGACTGTCTCCAGTAGAAAATTCTGGAACCAGTACAAGGCAGAGCGAGAATCCCGTCGCTTAGAAATGCGCCGCAAAATCGCGGCGGCAATTCTAGTAGAAGAGATGAGACGGGCAAACAATGGCTGACAACAGCGCAGACATTGCCAAGAGAATTATCCTTGGCTGTGTAGCTGAAGGTATGACCATTGAGGCAGCTTGTGCCTCCGCAGGTAAATCCATTAAGACTTATGAGTACTATCGCAGAACCGACAAGATCTTTGCAGACAAGATGGACCGAACAAGACTAGGTTTGAAGGACAAGAACTTTGCCTCATCCGATGTACACGATCTTACATTCTCAGAGTTTCGCCAGAAGTACCTACACTCCCGCACCTTTCCACACCAGCAGAACCTGATAGATGTAATCGAAGGTAGAGAACCTGGGTGGATGCACCCTAGTATGAAGTTTGAAAAAGGTCTGGCTAATAACAGAATCTTACTGAACATTCCGCCCAACCACGCCAAGTCTATGACTGTGACCATTGATTACGTCACTTGGCAGGTTTGTCAGAACCCTAACTTTAGAGTACTCATCGTATCTCAAACGCAGCAGTTAGCTGCCGACTTTCTCTACGCCATCAAGCAACGCCTGACTCATCCAAATTATGAAGCACTCCAACAGGCTTACGCTGCTGGCGTAGGGTTTAACTCTAAGTCAGCCTCGTGGCAGGCTACCCGTGTCACCTTTGGTGATGAGCTTCGTGAGTCATCTGAAAAGGACCCGAACATCGAAGCCGTTGGTATCGGTGGTCAGATCTACGGTAAGCGTGCAGATATGATTATCGTAGACGACGCTGTTACCTTGAAGAACGCCAACGAGTTTGAAAAGCAAATCCGCTGGTTAACCCAGGATGTGCGCTCTCGTCTTAACCCTACTGGTAAGTTAATTATCGTAGGTACCCGCGTTACCGCAGTAGATTTATACAAGGAGCTGCGTTCAGAAGACCGCTACCCTGGTGGCTTAGTCCCTTGGACCTATCTGGCAATGCCAGCACTACTGACAACGGACGAGAACCCTGACAAGTGGGAGACTCTCTGGCCTGCAAGTGATGCCCCCTTTGATGGGCAGACAGAAACAGATTTAGATGAAGACGGCCTATACCCACGTTGGAATGGTCGTAACCTCTACAACGAACGTCAAGCTATGGATGCTTCTACTTGGGCGCTGGTTTACCAGCAGCAAGATATCTCAGATGATGCAATCTACGATCCAGTATGTGTAAGAGGTTCTATTGATGGTATGCGTAAAGCAGGCAGGTTGGTTCCTGGTAACCCAGGTCATCCACGTGATGTCAACGGCTTTAGTTTTATTTGTGGTCTTGATCCCGCTATGGTTGGTGATACAGCCGCCATTTGTTACGCTGTTGATCGCACTACACATAAACGCTACATTGTTGATGCTATTAAAATTACTAGGCCAACACCTGCTGCGATCCGTCAGTTAATCTTTGACTGGACTTCCCTGTACTCACCGAGTGAGTGGATAGTAGAGAAGAATGCTTTTCAATCATTCCTTACGCAAGATGAGGGCATCCGCGCAAACCTTGCCTCCAGGGGTGTGCTACTGCGAGAACACCATACAGGTAACAACAAGTGGGACTCCGGTTTCGGTGTTGCTTCTATGTCTACCTTGTTCGGCACAAAGCAATTTGACGGCAAGCACCACCGCGACAACCTTATTCACTTACCTAGTGACCAGACTGAAAACATCAAGGCGCTCATTGAGCAATTGATTACGTGGTCGCCAACTACTAAGGGTAAGACTGATATGGTGATGGCACTGTGGTTCTGTGAGATCCGCGCACGCGAGATGCTCAGCCAAGGTAACCACGCAGTACACCATATGAAAAATCCATTCCTTTCTCGTTTCGAGAGAGGCAAACGAACAGTTATCAACATAGATGAACTGCTCGCAGA